GTGATTCCACCAAACAAAGGTAACAGCAGCACGGTAAGCGCGTACATTGAAAACGGATTCAATGTGAAAGGCGTATCAGCAGGAGCAAACTCCTTGTTTGATGTTTCGTTTGTGACTCCCATGACATCGAACACCTACTGCACCATACTAACGGGTGAGTACGAGTCCAACACCGAAACTAATCTTACTGCGGCAACTCCTGAGTTCTCCCTGTTGTTGATTCGCGCAGGACTAAACAACAAGTACAAAACTACTTCAGGATTCCGTGTTGAATCACTAAAGCAAAACCCTGCGGACAACTCGTGGACACAGCAGGGTGTAATCTACCAAAGCGGACTCACCGAGCGCATTCACTTTATGGTGTTTGGTGAGGTGCTGCAAGGGCAGTCGTTCTACTTGAACAGTCCATACACTCTTTCCGAACCAATAAACAATCTTGATTACGATGTGTACGGATCGCATTGGGCTTGGGTAGATGGAGTAGATGGAAATCAAACACTAATAAATCAGGCGCGTGAATTAGGATATGTGCCAGGAAAAAAATCTATGGTTCCAATACTAAGCACTTATATTGGAGCAACTTCTGGATATTTTTCGGGAGTAATGCAAAGAGATTTGGGTACAACATATATTAATGAAACGGGATTGCTTGGTGGAAGTGTTGCTGCATGGGCAAAAGTCATAAAAAATGTTCCACAATCCAGACGCATGGTAGAGTTTCGCTCTACTTGCAGAATACTTCCCGTAACTACTAGTGATCAACGCGAAAGACTTGTACAACATTATGCTATTAGAGATGGGTTTACATACACCAGCGTACATTATCCCACTGGTGTAACAAATGCAGGATTTACAGTAGCCGCTGAAAGTATTAATGGTCATCTTTACTCAACAGGAACCACATATAGCGGAGCAACCTTTCCTGCAAGCAGACGAATACTAGGTCTTATTTCGGATGAACAAGCAAACGATAAACGCATTGCTGTGAATGAACTTGTTCGTGCATTGGGTGCTGCTGGTGTAACACCAGGTATTTTTCAAGATGATTCCGAAAATGCTCCAGGAACAATGTCGCTGTACCACCTGGGAACTTCAACTAAATATAAAGTAATTACAAATTCGGGAATAGCCAGTGGTGCATTTGTTGCAGGAACAGATCCAGATCGCGCACTTGGAGTATCTGGTGTTACTTCTGAATTCTTATATGACTATTACGGAATATCCGCTTCTGGATCTAGTAGAAAAAGTAAACTAGTAAACAGGGCTGATCCAGAAATGCTGCGTGCATTGATAAGTGATCCACGCATTGCCACATATCAGTTCTCCACAAGCGGAATAACTACCGCAGATTCCCCCACATTCCCGTCTAGATTCATGGAAATATACGGAAAGATGTGTAAGCGGTGGAATGTAACAGGAGTCACGGCACAAGGTGCTACTCCCATGATAGGACTATCTCATGCTGTGGATATTGTTTATGCTCATGGAGCAGCAGCCTTTGGTGCAACACCCAATTTTCCATATTTTGCTACCGAACGGGGTTCTGGTATTTTGGGATATCAAGCAAGATCAATAAATAATTTTAATCACTATCTGATATGGCTTGCATGGGATCAAACCGTTGCAGAATGGTATTGGGGACACTATCGTTCTATTGCATATTCTGATGGAATGAGTGCTGGTATAATATACAATATGTACGGAACAGGAAATGCTGATGCAGATAATATGGAATTTGCAGTAGACGCAAATCTAGGACCAGAAATACAGATGTCGTTAACAGGAGAAAAAACTATTAATTCTGTTACCATGTACGGTAATGCACTTGGTGGTAGTACAAATCCAGCACTATACAGTGGATTTGTTCCAAATCCTACGACCAATGCTGAAAAGCATTGCCTGAACGGACAAACATATTCAGTAGGAGACTACGCTAATTATATTTCAAGTGTGGCAGGACTGCCTATGGGCAATGGTGCGGTAGACTATTATATCATGCCTAATGGACGCAGAAAGTTTTATCCAAAAACAGCAATAGGACTTGCTGGTACTGGATATAATGGTTCAGACACACAAAGAGACAAGGGTTCTGGATGGGGCAACACAGGGACTATATGGACTCCTCCTGTTGGAGCAACCGTTGAGTCAACTCCATCTACTTCCACTGGATTTACTGCATGGGGAGGATTTACTGCTCTTGCAGGTGATTACATTTGGGTACAGAATCCAAGTGGCATAACAAACCCCGTTCCACTTACTGTTAGAAATAATCTTGGAGGAATTACTGCTGGTAGTAAAAAATTTATAACAGTATTGGAATCATTGAGTAATTACGGAATAGTTGCAGGAACCACCTTTACGATTGAACACACAACCAGTAATTCTTCGTATCACTGCTTCTTGTTTGATATGCAAAAAATTCGGGCTATGCTTCGTAGCAATCCGTGGATGACAACAAAAGGACACGCTCCATTTGTTGGTCCTTGGCAAGAAGTCAGTCATGAACAATGGAGTATGGATCCCCGATATTTCTACGAACACGCTTATCATCTGCTGCTTTCTAGTGGAAAATATTTGCAATGGTTTCGTACTAGTGCATCCAGTGAAGACGGTGCTGGTGATGGTCAGACTATTATTATCCACAAAGTGCTTGAAGCGTGGAGAACTATAAGTGGAAACAGCAGCGTAAGATGTGTTACAACGAATCCCTTTCCATACGATTCTCCTGTACTTACTTCGGGTGGTCAACTGAATAGAGGACCAATGGCAGGTTCATATTTGTGGAGAATGACTGCACGACCAGGACTTATGGGATTATATGAAACTGTTATACTCGGACAAACTGCAAGAGCAGACATACCAGACAGACTTGTTATACCTGGTGGTGCAGTTCCTGAGCATACTTATCCTGGAACTTCCCGAAAAGGAATTGAAGGAACTCGTGGAGTTTGGTTGATTACTAAATCAGCAATTCCTCCTGTGTATACAATATCGTCTTTGAGTTCTCCAGCATCAGGTATAGTATCAGGTTCAGGAACACCTATTGGTCGTTAAGGAAACCCATGTCTACAATCAAAAAATTCTCAAAGTTTATTTCCGAAGAAATTCCACCCCCAATGGCATCGCCGCCACCCACAAACACCGCAGGAGGCGGCAGCATTGCAGGTTTGCCCCCTGATATGCCGCCTGGCAACCCAAGACTCAAATCAAATATTGCTCGTAGGAAGAAGATGAAGCCTAAATAAAGAGTAGTGCAGTTGTGCTATAGAAAGGCAGATTGAAATGATTAGTACCGAATTGATTTCATTGGTTGGAGGAGCGGCTACAGGATTCTTGTTTCGTTACATGGCTCAGAAGAGTCAGGATCAAAAAGAAATCTTTGAGCGGCTTATTGCTGCCAACAAGCAGACCACAGAGAACCAAGACAAGGCAGCACAGCGTGTTCCTATGGATGTGGGTAGGGGCATTCGCCAACTCATTGTTCTTGCAGTGCTGTTTGCTACTATGCTGGCTCCGTTCATTCTGCCGTTCTTTGGTCTGCCCACATTCGTTGAAGTAGACGCTACCACACCCGAAGGGCTGTTTGGACTTATTCCGCAATCAACCCGCAAGTATTTTGTTGAGATCAACGGATTCTTGTTTGCGTCTGAAACTCGTCAAATCTTGGTGAGCATTGTAGGCTTCTACTTTGGTTCAGCCGCTGCTTCAAACAAGTCTTAAAGGAGAAGCCATGTCTAAACTAAACTATATTCTTTGTTTGCTCTTCCTTGCGGGATGCAACACCTCCCCCATTATTATTCCTGATACCACATCAGACAGTCCTGTTATGCTGAAACTCAAGCACGACATCCTGAGCGGCGACAAGATTGTCGGCAATTGGGGATGGATCTTGTGGTATCTTCCCATTGTGTTCTTGGTTGTGGCGTGGGCGTGGAAGGAATTCTTTGGTCGCAAGCGAGACAACGCTGCCCCCAAAACTCCAAAGGCTGCTCCCGTATCAACTCCAAACACCGTAGACTTGCCGACTCCTTAATCGGTTTCGCAGCGCAAGTCTTCAGGAAGCGATTCAAACATTCGCTTGCAGATGTAGTACGAGTCAACAATATCCGAAACAGGACTCACTGAGTCTGCTCGTTTTGGTGTCAGCACCGACTTTAGATTAACTCCTGTTTCATGCGAGAACGCCGCGTACATGGCGTTCTTGTCTGCATTGCCCTTGCCTGTGGCAAACTTCTTTATTTCGGTGGGAGGAATCACCGTAACAGGAATGCTTAACAGGTACAGTTTATATTTTAAGATGCCTGTGTTCTCGGCAATCTGAAACACTCTGCCACTAGCGGAGTACGCGTAGCCTTCAAGAGCCACATGGGAACAGCCCATTACAATGTCCACAGCCCAATCTGCAATGCTTTCGTAGCGGTGTTCGTCTGAGTTCCAATCACTCAGCCGCTCACCAAACACATTCATGCAACGAATTTCCGATTGCCGCTTGTTCTCAGTAAGGAAAAAAAATGAGCATCCACTGTATGAAAATTTCCCCGTGGCGTTCGACTTGAACAGGCACACGGCTGGTCCACACAATGAGTAATCTATTCCCGCTAGTATCATGTAAGTATTTATGGTGCAATACTAGAAACCTACTGCGCGAGCCAGTAAAACACCAACTAAAAAACTGCAAGCACCAAGAAGCACACGCTGAATTTGGGTGAGTTTCATTTGCCCTTCTGTTCTGCGATCCAATCGCTTACGAGATCCAAACGAGTTGCGGAGTTTTCGTACAGGTGACCGTTGAATATAGTAAATGATGACACAATCCCTACAAGTACTCCGTTGGCATCTATGACTGCACCACCTGAGTCACCAAACCAAACGGTGCCTTCAAAGGGAATAAACTTGAAGTAGGTGGGGTCTTCCACCACCGTTCCAAAGTAGTGGAATGTGTTGGGATTGCTTCTACGCTTAATGCCCCCACCAAATCCTATAACGGTGAGTGGTTCGGTACGAGTGAAATAATGGGGTGCTGTCACCACACGAAGGGGTTGAACACCGCAGGGTTCCTCTAGCCACGCCACCGCCACATCGTACAGCATGGTGTCACCAATTTTATAAAACGGATGGGTGGTGTGTTTAATTATTCTGTAGCAGTGGTTGCCAGTGGAGAACCACGCTGCCCCCGTATCGTCTAGGCAATGTCCTGCGGTAAGAATTTCATCGGGAGCAATGAGAACCGCACTGCCTATTACCTCCCCGTTCTCGCCCTCTAGATGCCCCACAGCGGCTTCCTCGTCTGCCGCCAACGGCGAGAAACCCCTCATGAAGAACTGAGTCTCCACAGGGGCTTCTGCCATTGGATCGACTGCCCCGCTCTTCGGCGGCTCCACGCTCTTCGGCGCAGCGGCAGTTATATCTTGAACACAGGCTTGCAGCAAGACGAGTGCTAGAGCCAGCAGAAGAGATTGGACTACGCGCCTCTTCATACTATTATTTAGAAGAGGCTGTCGAGTAAAAATGTCCAGATTTTTTAATTAGTCAAGTCTACTACTTCACACGAGCCAGCACTGCACGCAAAGGTTTGTGTGCCCTTGGTAGTGTCTTCCTTTTCGTACTTTGTCAACTCGCTCCAATCAATAGACAGGGGCAGTTTTGCTGCTGCTGCTTCGTACTCTTCCTTGGTGCAGTCCTGATACGGAGCCTGAACATAGGTGTGATCGGAGTGGGGCAAGAAACTCACACCTGACACTTCATCAAAGTGATCGTACACCCACGCACCCACCGCCATCCACTCGTACTCCTTGACAGTCACGGTGATGGACGGCTTGTGTTCACAGAAGTGCCGCTGATAGGTGAGCCACAACTCTAGATGAGCAATAGCAGTCAAGTCTGTGCGAGTCACCGATCCCACTGCCTTCTGCGGAAACGAGAACACCATTGTGTGATCAGGACGCATGGCACACGGTTCAGCAGGGAAACCCTTGTCGATCATAAACTGACACATGGGATCCTTGCGATCTGCACGAACAGTACGAATGTAGTACTCGTTGTGACGAGCGTGAATACCGCTTGCGGAATCAGTTAACTGAGACACCGTTCCACTAGGCTTCACGCAAGTAATCGCAGCAGCAGGATTAATACCAATCTTCTTTGCCCACTCCTTGTTGGTTTCAACAGCAGTGGCACGAAGACCCGCAAGCAGTCTTTCCAATTCAGCACCCTGATCACGCATGAGTTTGTTGTCAAGAATGCCTGTAAGAGAAACACCAAGCAAGCACTCTTCTTCGCAGTTCTTCTTCCACTCACTTGACAAGTACGGGAAGTTGGTGAGAGAGGCTTGCCATGTGCCAAGAATTGTAGCCAGACGAATCTTGCGCTTTAGAGTTTCAGGAGTATCGTCTGCACGAACAATAACTTCGCTCAGATTGCAGAACTCCTTGTCACGCAGAATGATTTCTGAACACGGATTGGTTCCGAACTCGTAGGTAGGGTCACGGCGATCACCAAGTTTCTCCACAGTTTTCTGTGCAGCCTGACGATTAAAGATGCCGCGTTCGCCGCTCTTGGACTTGTAGAGTGACAGCCACTCTTCCATGAACACGCCAATCTCTGGCTTCTCTTTGTATGAAACCGAATTGTTGGCTAACGCTCGCTGTGGGTTTTCCAACCACCACTGCCCCACTTTAGCATCACGCATTCGCTCATCGGTGAGGTTCGAGAGAGAGATAAGAGCAGATCTACGCACTCCGCCGACCACGACAATTTCCGCAATCTTACAGATAATGTCGTGGCATTCGATAGATGTGAGTTTTCTGCCAGCACTCTTCTTAAAAGTACTGACGGTAAATCGGAAGAGGTCTTCCAGTGGTTGCGGTCCACTTGCGCGTCCACCGAAAGTTTTGAGACGCGCACCAAGAGGACGAATTTTAGAGGTGTCCCATCGGGGGATTTGACCTCCAATAAGTAGGGACACCAACTCGCGGTAGGCTTTTGCCCAACCTTCTTTGGAGTCTTTGACCACAATGAGCGTATCGCTTTGTGTAAACTCTTCAGCAATTGTAGGAAGTTTTTCAACATACTGCCTTTCTACACTAAAGCCGACTCCTGTGCCACACATGAGAACATACAGAATCTCATCAAAGGCACGAACCTTGTTTACGGCAACATACGAGCAGTTGTATCCTGCCGTGTTGTCACGCTTCAGTGCTTCTCCTGCGGTCATTAGAGAACGCATAGAAGGCATTACTTGCAAATTTAAAACTGCATCACGCAACTCATCGCGTATAGTCTTATTTAGTTTTACACCCTTTTCCGCAAAGTGTTCATCAAAGAAGCGGAAATAGCGGTCAACTGTTTCCTCCCATGACTCACGCCGCCCTTCGGTGTCAAGCCAACGGGAATAGCGGGACAGGTGGATAAACGATTGGTACAGCGTGGGAAGTGATTTCATAGCGAACTCCTGTGTTGATTAGGTAGAGTATGTAGAGCGAATTATAACAAAAAGAGGGGCTTTCGCCCCTCTAAAGTATTCGGATGATTATTTGGTTTTGCGTTTAGTGCAAAGTAGTGAAGACCACAACCTAGACAATAAATAGATTACCATTCGTAATGGCAGCATCAAAATCTGTGGTGACTGTGTTATTGTCTATGATATTTTGTCGGGTTAACATAACACCAAGATGATCTACATTTCTGCTAATAGTATCATGGATTTCATCAGAATGTTGATTGTTTGCTATTAATTCGTTTATCAAATTTACACTGTCGTACATTGCACTAATGTCATTCTGAAGACGAATTTCTGGTGTTTCTGTGATGTGGTGGTGGGTAGTCATACTATTATTTATACCGTAAGAAGAAATTTAGTCAAGGTTCAAATTGTCTTTCTCTACAAGAGAAATATTCGGATGATTATTTGGTTTAGGGTCTGCCACCAGTGATAACGGTGTATGCAACGCTTGCCAAAACTGTTCCTGTAGAACTATTTGAACGCAAGGATAAAGTTCCAGTACCTACAACGGATCCTTTTACACCAATATGAATATACTCTCCATTGTTGATTTTTAATTCAATAGGAGTAGCAAACGCATTTGTTCCTGTAATCACAAAAAAGGGATTTGCTGATGTGCTTGTAGTTTCTATTTGAACTGTAATGTTAGCATTCGTTGTTGTTACGAAAAATCTTTCACGCTTGTTTATGTTACCGATGAGAACATACCCAATCGTACCGTAATTGTTTACGCTTCTGCTCAAAGCCACAAGAGTACTGGTCAGCCTCGGAGTAAGAATAGAGGAGTGAAAACCTACCTTTGATGGAAACATTAGAAATTCAGACCTCCAACAAATCCAAGCCAAGTAGTTCCACCATCATATGTCAGGAAGTTAAGAATATCTGTTTTGTTTGCAGTGTTTGTTAGCGTTGGTGCAGATCCGCCAGACCACTTCACAGTTTTGGTTACTCCCGCTAGTTGCACAGAGAATGTTCCCGTAGTAAGTCCGTAAGGAGTTGCACCGTGCAGGAATATTAGAGTTGCGGATGTGCACTGTGTTGGGGTGGTGTTTATATTAGTAAAATTAACGGTATTGGTCACTGCACTAGGAACAAATTTTTGTGTGTTTCCTGAAGCAGCATTAAATGTTATGGTGTTTGTTGCCTGTGTAGCCGTGGCACCCGCTTCGGAGTATCCCCCATTCATATCAAGACGACCACTCACACCAAAACTACCACAAATAGCGGTGATGGTCGTAGACGCATCATCAATATGAATGTAGTTACCATTTGCCACACCATCACCATCTCCAATAAATAGATTTGTGCTTTGTAAATAGGCATTACCAGTTTCATCATATATTGAAAGATATGCGTTGCCCATTCCTCCACCAATTACAACAGCCCCACCACTTGCCTGACGAACTGTTAGTGATGCTGATGTATTTCCTCCTACTTCTATGAGTCCCGCACTATCAACGCATGACAGAATAAGATTTCTTGTTGAATGAGTTCCAATTGTGATTGCGGGAGCAGCGTTGATTGGCAATACTATTGCACTTGAGAATGTAATTCCACCAGCAGCACTCAATCCACCAGAAAGAGTCAGCAGTTTAGAGAATGATCCTGTTGCACCACTAAAGGTTCCTGTGAATGTTGCACCAACACCAGTAATATTACCAGTGTCATCAATCACGGCAGTTGCGGTGAGTCCTGTTGAGTATCCACCTACGGCATTAAATCTTTGTATAGCCATTATTATTCCTCGGTGTTAGCACCCAGAGATCCTTTTATAAGAGTAGCATAAGTATTAAATACCGTTGGGTAGACTGGGCTCGAAGAAGTGGGTGTTGCGTAGATGATTACATTATTTCCAGATATTTCAGCGGTGTATACTGCCAAATTTCCAGCAGTATTGACATTTCCATATTCTGTATGGTTTATGGCTGTATTATAAGAGGTAGCAACTAACATTTTTGTAATTTGTGAACTAATACTACCAGCAATACTACCACCGTAGTTGGCAGTAATAATTATGTCAGCAAAATATGTGTCGGCAAGGGGTGGTGCTACCGCTATATACGAAAAAATCTCTTGTTTTGTTGTAGTGGTTGTATTTTTAGAACCAGTTTTAACATAAGAATTAGATCCAATGTTCAATCTAGCACCTGCTGTTGCACCCATTACACCTACTGTACTAGCAGCATTACCGATATTTACAGTAGTTGCAGTTGTGTTGTAAAGAGTTGCAGTGGCACTTGTAGTAGTAATATCACCACCGTTGACTGCAATATCACCTGCAAATGTTACTCCACCCGCAGCACTCAATCCATTGGAAAGAGTCAGCAGTTTAGAGAATGAGCCTGTTGTTCCTTGAAGTGTTCCTGCAAAAGTCACGCCACCAGCAAATCTAGAAACACCCACCACATCAAGAGTGGATTCCATTGTGGCACCACCAACAACATCAAGAATACCAGTAATATCAACTCGTGAACCGAGGGTTGCACCACCTGCTGCACTCAGACCAGAAGAAATATTTACAAGTCCTGTTAGGTGTGTAGCAGTAATTGAACTGTTTCCAATCGAAACCGTGTTACTGCCCTTACCAATTGCATCATAACCAATGACAATTTCATTTGTTGATCCGCTGGTCAAAGGAGTAGCATAAGTACCGATTAGTGTGCAGTTAGTTGCAGATGTTACATTACTACCAGATCTTGGAGTACCAAAATTATATCCTGCCTGAAATCCTACGGCAACATTATAACTGCCTGTACTTTTGTAATAATATGCTAAACTTCCAATGGCAGTATTGTATCCACCAGTTGTGTTCTGATACATTGGTCCACCACCAAAAGCACAGTTCTCTGCTCCAGATGTGTTTAGTCTTAGTGCATGAACACCGAAAGCAATATTACCATTACCACTAGTATTGGTATATAATGCCTCAGTACCAAATGCAGAATTATATCCACCTGATGTCGTCAATTCTAATGCACTCGTTCCGAATGCTAAATTTTGTATTCCTGCATATGAGCCTGGATTTGGAATAACAGATTTAAGAGCATTGGCTCCCACAGCAAGATTTGTATCTCCTCCTGCGGAAGCACCTCGATTTCCTCTGCCAACTCTAATACCAAAAACAGAAATATCGTTACCAACTGTAAAACCACCCGCAGCACTCAATCCATCAGAAAGAGTCAGCAGTTTAGAGAATGATCCTGTCGTTCCTTGGAGGGTTCCTGCAAGGGTTACACCACCCGCAGCAGAGATACCTGCATTAAAAGTATTGAGTGCTGTAAAGGTGTTTGCACCACCCACCGTGACACCTGTAACTGCGCCAGTGAGTCCATTAAAGGACGAAACAGCCAAGGAAGAAACATCACTGTTTACCCACTGTGCTGTGCCGTTGTTCCATCGAAGCACTTGGTTGTTGGATGGTGTGGTTGTTGTAACATCATTCAAGTCGTCAATAGACGCAATTGCAAGACCACCACCACCAATATTTGCAGTGTTTCGAAACAGCCCTGCATTAACAAATTTGGCATCGGCTGTGTCGTTTAAGGCTGTGCAGTTTCCTTGAACTATGAGCCATCCACAGAAAATGCCCTGTGTTGCCGTAGACTCACTTTCGGAAAACGATTCAAATGGAATGTTTGCCTGTGCATCCGCAATGGAATTGTACTCTTGTCTTCCGTAATACACACCCAACAAAGTTGGCTGATCAGGCAGATAGAACAGTCGCTGAATCGTAAACTTTGCAGAAGTGGTGGTGGCAAGAGTGCCTGTTCCGTTATCGTACTTGCTTGGATCAATTGCTGAGTTGATAACGGTAGTGAATGCACCACTTCCGTTGCGATAGAAACGATATATTCCAGTTGCAGGAGCAGCACTCGTATCGGTAACAATGTTGGGATTGTTTGGATCGTTGCTGTAGTTTCTTCCCATCGCATACGCTTTTCCTGCGCTGCGATTCACATTTAGGTTTGCTCCGTTTGCAGAGATTTCGTGTCCCGATAGTTTCAAGTTTCCGAATGCACGAATAAACGGATCAAACTGCTCTGGTTGCCCATATGAAACATGGGGATATCCCTTGATCAACTGAATGTTTGTGCGCGACGAGTGAAGTGCTGCGCCAAGGGGAATCTGTGAAGAGTACTGTGCATCAGTAAATGCAACAAGCGTTTGTACAAGATTGCCACTGCTATCAATAGCAAGCCATGTTTCGTCACTACTAGTCAATCCAGCAAGGGTGACCCCTGTTTTTGCTGCCCATGTAACAGGTGTAACTGTGGGAATGGGGTATGCTGTGAGTGATGCTCCAGGAGAAACAACCATTCCTGCACCTGCGGTAATATTCACTTGTGCAGTATTTCCTGCGTTCACACTAATGAGTCCACCGTACAGCAGACCTGTCTGTAGGTTCTCCAAGAATCTAGAACCACACACGCCGTGAACCAATCCTGCATCAAGACCAGATGTGATTCCGTCATTTAGGGAGTGCCACACCTTGCCGCCGTCAAGCGTCATGCCACCCGCAGCGGAAATACCTGCCGTGAATGTCTGTAGTGCGGTAAAGGTGTTTGCTTGCGCTGCACACACACCACCCACGGCTCCTGTGAGTCCATTAAACGAAGTA